ATGACGATTATCAGAGATAAAAAGCAACTGATTATGAAAGGCAAGCTAACCCGCTGGGACGGCAGCTATTACAATTATGAGATTCCGGCACTTGCCAAAACAGAAGCAAAGGCAGCGAAAGAGGAAATCATTTTTAAGGATGAATTTAAAAAAAGGCAAGAGGATATTAAGATTCGGTTATCGGCCGGTGAATATATAGAGGAGATTCTGGGGCCAACGCCGCAAATAGCTGACTACCCAAAAAGCAAAATAAAAGAATACAAGAAAAATTATGTTGATAACATAGCAAAAGCTAAAGGACTTTTTAAGCCAAAAACTCAAACACGCAAGGATAGGCTTTTTAACAGCGTATGCGAGGACTTTTTGAGCAGGTATGTAGACGTTAAGGAATCCACTAAAAAGACGAAGGAAGACGATTTGAAGCGCCCTATAGCGAAGTTTGGGGATAGGGATATTGTATCAATCACATCAGAGGAGCTACAAGAGTACATATGGCAGCTTGATTATGAGATTTCGGAGAGGTCAGTTAAGAAAATATTTTACGCAATGAATCCGGTCTTTCAGCTTGCTGTAGAAAAGGGATACATTCCTGCAAATCCCATGAGCAAAGTAAAACGAAGAATTAACAAAGATAAACCAAGAGAGGAGATGAAAATATGGGAACCGGATGAATTTCAGCTGTTCCTGAATGAGTTTCCGGAAAAAGACCGATTTTATTATTTCTTTGAGTTTTTATATTTCATGGGAACCCGATCGGGCGAAGCAAACGCTCTTACCTGGAACGATATCCATTTCAACGAGAACACCGTGGAAATAAAAAAATCCGTGTCTTTCAAGCTGCGCCCGTATAAAATAACATCACCTAAAAATCCGAACGCCCACAGAAAAATATCAATGCCAAAAAGAATCCACGATTCATTAAAAGAGTTATACAAGTTGCAGAAGGAGTATGAGGGCTTCACACTGGATTGTTTTGTGTTTGGCTTTGACAAGCCACTGGATCCGGAAACGGTCCGCCGGGTAAAGCGCGAAAAAGTAAAAGCAGTGAATGAAAAGGATGAAAACAAGAATAAACAACTTGAATTGATTAGAGTACACGATTTCAGGCACTCTCACGCGTCTTATCTAATAAATAACATGTCTGATCAGTTTACAGATTTTGACGTTGCAAAGCGACTGGGAGACACGGTACAGACATTGCACAACACGTATGCGCATTGGTTTAAACAGCGTGATAAGAGTATCATTGATTTTATGGATGGCCGTTCAAATGAAATGAAGCAGAATCATAGCAGCGGATTTACTGAATTAAAAGAATTGAAAGAACTACTTGATTTGGAAATAATTACATTTGAAGAATTTGAAATTAAAAAGAAAAAATTATTAGGTATATAAAAACAGTTGCCGATACAAGCAACTGTTTTTATCAAGGGATTATATAAATGAATTTGTATACTGTTCTTTGAGATACTCATATAACTCATTTTCAGATTTCCCCAAAGATGATAAAGTTTCATTATATCTATCCTTTGCTTTATAACCAAAATCTTTCAGTTCATCAGGACATGTAGAAGATGTAGAATCATCAAATGGTACATAGCAGGTATTTTCTTTACTTAATACGAATGAAGAATTTTCTTTAATCATATACATAACACTGAGATTATTATCAGAAAACACTGAAAAGAATGTAAAGACATCACCATCATCATTTTTACTGTAAGAAAATCCATAATCATCTTTAGATTCGATACTACAAACTTTGTCAGCACACTTTAAGGTTAGACCATTTTCTTTTAATACATCGTCAAATGAATCTCCATCTTTACCCCCACATGAACTCAGCATGAAGATAGAAAAGATACAAGACACAGCTAATAATTTTTTCATTTTTTGTTTCCCTCCATTTACGAAATAATTATATCACAATAGATAAATGTTAATCAAAAAAAGGTAAATATTTCCAATAATATACAAATTATGTAAAAATAGCTTACAACTTGCTATAATATATACATGCTTTGCAAAGGGTGATTATAGCGGGAGGATAGAGTTGTGACCGAAAAAGATTACAAGGAATGCATTCAGTCTTTACTGGATAAAATACATTCCACCAGTATATTAAAAAGGGTTTATGATTATATAAACTGGATTTTTACAAAGTAGAAAAAAAGGCGAGATCATTCCTCGCCTTTTTCATTCTCCATAGATTTGATAAAATCAGTGATCACATTTTGTTTATCCTTCGGAAGCTCCACAAATTTTTTGATTATAGTAACTGCTGCATTATCTAAATCATAAGTTTCTTTCAACTTATCAAGTAAAGGTTTTGAGCTTTTGAACATATCGCCTTCACCTTCTGTCAGCCATAGATAATGAACATTAAATTCACGACAAATAGATTTCAATGTTTGCTCAGATGGATTTCGTTCGCCACTCTCTAATTTTGATACAGCAGTATCGCTAATACCAATTTTATAGCCGAAATCTCTTTGACTAAGTTTCAATGTTTTGCGAAGTGTCTTTATATGGCTTTCCATTCTTAAATCACCTCCTTATTTACGTTATCATATATCAAAAAAAGACGATAGACTAGCTATCATCTTTTTTCATGTCTTTTGCAACAGCTTCAAATAATTCTACTATTGCATTTTGCTTTTCCTCTGGCATGTTTACAAAGTTTCTGATAATGGATGCAGCAGTGTCTGATAAATTAAATTCCATTTTTAATTCGTCAATCTTAGATTCTGGAAAACCGGTGAACATATCGCCTTTGCCTTCGGTAAGCCAAGGATAATATACATGATGCTCTTTACAGATAAGTTTTAGCGTTTGTTCGGATGGATGCCTAATACCTTTTTCAAATCCAGATATAGAAGATTTTGTTATACCAATACTATTTCCAAAGGTTTCCATGCTCATTTCTAACGTTTTTCTTAATAAATGGATTCTTTCACTTAATTCTTCCATGATTACCTCCTTTCGATATCATTATACAGGAAATATGCATAAAGTCAACAAAGGGAACAAAAATGACAAAAGTGGTTGACAAAGAAAACAAAGGGAACTATAATGTAGACATAGAGAACAAGGAGGTGATTAAATGACAGCAGAAGAATATCGCGCAAGCTTGGAAAAAGCGATAAAACTCATTCCTATCATTGTTCCAATGCCAGAAAAGGAAGTTGAATCTTTGGCATCATTTATCGTTGGATACAAGTGTTGTTATGAGAGCAGACAGCTGACATAGAAAGGGGCGTGAAAGGATGAAACAGTTAAATATCCCGGTATATGTAGGGAATAAGGAAATTTGCAAGGAATTTAATTGTTCTCCTGCTACGGCGGTAAAAATCATGAAGAATGTTAAAGCTGCAAACAAAGATAAAAAGAATCCATACGAGAGAAAGGTGCCGCTTTCTTGGGTGCTGGAAATGTATGGAGAATGATGGAAAGGAGAGTGAGATATTGATGCAGGATAATAAAAAAGGCTTCACCGAATCTGCAAATTCAGTAAAGCCTAATGATGAATCATTCGCAGAAAAAAATGTTTATAAAAGGGTTTTGTAATATCCTATGAGAAAGTGAGGAAATCGAAAATGGATTCTCTAATCATTGATGGAACCATTGCATTAGTACTGAATGTAATAGTGACAGTACTCGTATGCTCATGGTTTGCAAAAGAAATATTATGTGAAGTAAGAAAAAGCGAGATTAAGCTTTTGAATGATGTAAAAGAAATTGCGGAGATGTTAAAGAAATGATTACAGTAATATATCTTGTAGTTATTGAAAAACTGATTTTGAACTTATGGGTACGTTTGACAAGGGAAAAGTGCGAAACAATATTGTCTCACACTTGGATAGATATTAAAGCGATATTATCTGCTGCCGATACACGTCTTGATAAAGTTTTTTCCGAGAGATGTTAATTGCACACGGTAAGCAGGACCAGTAGACCACTTCATAGTGTTGGAATTATTTAGCGATTCTAACCATGTAAGTTTATCGTCGATTTTGGAAGGGCCTATTTCAACAGAATCCATCATAATAAGCCTAAGTCTTAAAAGATTATCAATTGCAATATCAGTCAATTTTAAATCCTCAATGACGTTTTCATTTGGATTTTTGTAGTAATAGAAGTTTGAAAAATCATCTGCATGTCCTTCTGTATTGCCTGAATATTCTAAATGAATAGAATGTATGAAAGCAGATTTATCATTTTTAATATCCAATAGAATATTGGCATCTAGTTGAGATATCTGCTGAATGATAAAAGGAAATGACGGATGTAGATTGCAATATGTTGATTTGTCAAAAGTTGAAGTGATGAGAGTATTGAACATTTTACGGTAATGATCTGAAGTAAAATCATAGTTTCTAAATGCCATACTGGTTATTACCCCTATATCGGAATTGCCAGGACTATAAGGATTATTTAGATTAGCACTGACTATAGATAAAATACTGTCTGTTAAAGATTTCTTGACAAGATTAACCTCTTCATCTCTACATAAGCCTAAAATCTTCATATGCTTGATAAAATCACCGCAGTAGCACTCTATCAATGCGGAGATAAGCTCCTGGACTTTATCATTTGTTAATACAGAGCCGAGAATTGTAGCAAGAATTACAGCATCCATTTTATTCACCCCCTTCCCATATAGGTAAATAATACCATGAAGAAAGGTCAGCAACAAGCGAGAAAGGAAATAGCATATGGAACAGAGAAAAGCACTGATGCTCTTCATCATGTCGATCATCGGCGTTATATTAAGCATTTTATCTATGATAATGAAATGAACACCACGCTTCAATGGAAAGGAGAGTGAGCGGAATAAAAAAAGAGTATCTGGCACTATACAGACATATAAATTACCCTGACCAATGGGAAAATGCAAAAATTAGCTTTGGTGGAGATAGTAGATATTGTGAAACTTTAGAAGAAGCAAAAATGTATATTAAAAAAGTAAAAAAAGGTTTTAATGTTGAAACAAAAATCAAAGTCAGAGAAGTTACAAAATGGAAAGAATTACAAATTGACTAGGCGAGTTAAAACAGGTGTTAAGCCTAGTACGGCAGGGTTCTTACCTGGGTCACAAAAAGGAGGTACTCAGAAATGAAAACAGGATATGAGAAAGAATATGCGAAAGCAGCACTGGCAGGATTAGAGATGTTGGAACGTGCTAATCAAGTTGACAAAACAGCCAATGCCTTACTTACGGAAATTATTGATATAACAAACACACAAGATTTAAGGGCTATGCAGTGTTTATATTTGCTAGCATATGCTAGAGAGCTGCGTGCTTGGCATGAAAAGTTGTTTGGTTAATCAAAAATTGACTAGGCGATATATGTAGAGAATAAGGAAATGAGAATAGGGGAGGTAAACATGACAGCAAATGAATCACTTATTACAGAAAGCCGTGAAGCCAAACGCGAGTTAATCGATAAAGCGGTATCCGATTTATCGATTGATGAAGCAGAAGAAAAGTTTCTGGCGTTTCTTGTAGATATGGAAGACATGGAAACTGTGTTAAAATTTTGCGGCATCATCCGGAAGGCAAAGGAGTATCAGCAATGAAAATATGGAAAGTATCTGTTACCGGGGCGGTGTTATTGACTGTAACAGTCTGCGCCATATTGGTAAAAAATGAATGGGAACAAAAAATTGAAAGGCTGCAGCTGCTGAATAAGGTAACAAACGAAGAACTGCAGATAACAAGGAAGATTGTGAAAGAGCAGGAAGCGAAGCTGCAGGAAAAGGACAAAGAAATTGCGCATCTGGAATCTCAACCAAAATGAACAGCTCTACCCGGCGAGTTTAGGATAACGTACTATGGCATGGATATCACATCAGCAACCGCTAGTGGAGCTGATCCGGAGATTGGAGTGACCATTGGCGTTGATCCTGCTGTTATACCATACGGCACTATCGTGTTAATCAATGGTAAGGAGTATGTGGCACAGGACACTGGTAATTACACAGGAAATCACATCGACATTTTGTGCGAATCAGAAGCTGCAGCACAACGACTGGGAACATATAAAACGAAGGTATACATAAAGAGTAAAGAAGGGAAATGACATGGAAAAGAATGATGAACTTCGTCTTATAAATGCGAAGCTGAACGAGTTAAGAGAATCAACACAGACGTATTGCGAAAACGAGAATATGTATTGTCATTTTAACGAAGTCTTAGAGCATTTGGATGCAGCATTAGAAGAAATGCGAGAACATCCATACTGGAAGCGTCCGGATAACCTGCCGGAAGATATGATATGGTCCGATGCATGCAATCCGGACGACCAGTCAGATCCATTTGCATATGGCGGTGATATGCCGGTGGAAGACTTCGTGCGTATGCAGGACGAATATTTTGCAAATGAAGGAAATGAGGTACTAGATGCTGTGGACTTCCGGAGTGAAGCAAAAGCGGAGGAGGAAATTGAGAACGATGAAGAAAATAAAAGCGCAGCCGGTATCAATGGCTGCGATACAGGATGCGCTGTTGATGGAAATGTGGAATGCCGAACATCCATTGACGGTAAGAATCGCACTACAGAAAGATTCTATACTTGTTCTGTTAACGGAAAAAAGGAAGTATATAGCGTCGTTCCAGATAAATAGTGAAATGAAACCGGCGTACCAGCAAAAGATATTCCAGGATGCGATACACGCCATCCGTAACGCACAAAAAAAGAATGTTTAACCTGACAAGCACAACATTCTTTCATAGTGAGCGGCTGACTATTCAACCTACTTTTATTTTACCATAAAGTGCTTAAAATGCAAGCAAATAAAGGTATTTTGGATAGTCTCTAACGGCCTTGGAATGGATATTAACAAGTCAACCAAAGGAAGAGATACATGAAGAGACACAACAGACAACGGGGTAGGCCATCGAAGCAGCACTACCTAAACTATGATTATGAGAGAGCATTTGACATACAAACGAATATGCTTTCTGAATCACAGGTCGAACGTGCTTTGAAGGATGGAAAAATCAAATCGATATATGCAACAAAATCGATCTATTCAGGAACGCAGCTGGAAGTCGAGATATTTCCGGAGTTTACAAAGCGTTGCATGATACCGGCTGCAGGGAAACGAAAACCGACGAAGGAAGAAATGCAAAACCTGAATGATAAGAACGCTAGGAAGAAGGTCATACGAATATTGAATACAAATTTCAGAAAGGGATTTTGGATAACGCATGGCTATGAGGACAGATTCCTTCCTGAGAGTATGGAGGAAGCATTAAAGGACATTCAAAATTATTTCCGGCGTGTAAATCGTTTGCTCAAGAAAAAAGGAATGGAACGTGCAAAGTATCTTTACGTAACAGAATGGGAGGAGGATATCCGCTGTCACCATCACTTTGTAATAGACTGCGGATTAACAATGGATGAACTCAACAGGCTGTGGACGAAAGGAAAAAGAAGCGAGCTGCGTCCTATTGACTATGACGAAAACGGATTGACTGGAATGGCGAACTATATCACGAAGAAGCCGCGTGGAAAGCGCCGCTGGAACACCAGCAAGGGCAATCTGAAACAACCGACCATCCGGAAGAATCACTCAACGTTTAAACGCAAACATGCTCGTGCCATGAAAGAAGACTTTTCGGTGATTGAACGCATGCTGCGACAGGAATACAAAGGATACGTATTTAAGGATGCCCAAGTCTTTGTTAATCAAGTAAATGCAGGGATATACATATATGCGCAGCTGCGTAAATGGGACCCGTTAAAGGATGGCGATAACAGTGCGTAACTGCTGCCATAAATTGGAGGAGTAAATGAAACAATCAATAAGTAGGATTAAAAGAAATATCAGAGGAATGAATATGAGCATCAAAGAGGTCACCATGTGTTTGAATGCATTTCTCTTGGATACAGATATCAATGTACAAGAACAGGATGTAGCAAAATATCTGTCCGGTGAAAAAGAAATACCGGAAGTTATTCAGTCTACAATGGAAGTGGCCTTTTGCATTCCTGCTGTTAAAGTGCAGAATTATGAAGAGGTCATCGAACTTCTGAGAGAAGTTAAGGAAGAAAGAGCGCTGACATATAAAGATTTGGAAGAAATGACTGGATGTAATTATAAAACAGTGCAGAGATACATAAAAGATGGAGCCTGTATGCCAGCTGATATTATGATCAAGCTCATAAATATGCTGGGCTTTAGTATCACAATACAATAATGCGCAGCTGCGCAACTGGATTAAGTAAAGGATGGTGATACCAGCGAATGAAGGAAATTATGAGAAAGTGCAGCTTGTGCGGCGAATACAAGCCGGAAAGTAATTTTAGATTCATGAAAACGCAAAAACGACACAATGCATATTGTAAAGAATGTGAACGTTGGTATAACGCGAATTACAAACGGCTCAGACGAGAACGATAGACGAACAAAGGAGAAGAGGATATGACAGAGAAAGAATTTTTAAAAGCAGGCAAGCTGATCAAGCAGCACAACATGGATATATCGCAGATAACAAAATGCGTGAATCTGTTTTTAGTGGAAGGTATACACGTATGTGAACAAGAAATGGTGAACTATTTGGCAAGAACAATGGAAATGCCGGAAGAAGTAGAACAAGCATTCAAGGATGTGTTCCTGACATCGTCTTTGTTAATCAGGTCAATGCAGGGATATACATATATGCGCAGCTGCGCAAGTGGGGACCCTATAAAGGATGGTGATAACAGTGCGTGAAAATGTAATGCGGAAATGCAGCATGTGTTGTGAGTACAAGCCGGAAAGTAATTTTAGATTCATGAAAACGCAAAAGCGGCATAATGCATATTGCAAAGAATGTGAACGCTGGTATAACGCGAACTACAAGCGGATCAGACGGGAACCATAGGCATACAATCAGCAAATAAAAATGGTGTCCTCCATCCATGTGTTGAGCAAGACAACGACCCTATTTCATGCAGGAAAAGTTGATAAAAAGGCAAAAGCTCAGCCAGGTGCGTGCGGGAAAGGAGGGCAGTTTGACGCATGGATGGAGGGCATCAAATATGGATCTAAAAGAAATAGAAAAGCTATTGAAAAAGAAAGCGATCATGTATAAGAAGTCATATGACGAAAGCGAGGTATCCATTGGAAGATATCCAAAATATATTATCGTTTATATGGCAGATATAGATTACACTCTACCTGATTATCCCCATACAGGATTGTTTTACTGGATAGTATCGTGGAATGACTGGGAGAAAAGCTCAACACCTAAAAGGAATCAGGCTTATACACCAGCAGAAGCAATAAAAATCATAAAGCAAGCTATGCAAGAGCTTGGCATATCAAAGAACACAATACAAGAGACACTGTTTTTTTGAAAGGAGAAGAAATGAAAAAAGTAATCAATCAAGCAATTACAGAACATTACGCATTATATAACGGAGATTCCTGCGAAGTGATGCAGGGTTTACCAGACGAATCGATAGACTATTCAATTTTTAGTCCACCTTTCGAGGATCTGTACACTTATAGTGACAGCCCGAGAGATTTAGGCAACTGCCGCAGTACAGAAGAGTTTTACAAACAGTTTGGTTATATCGTAGCTGAACTATTCCGGATAACCAAACCTGGTAGATTGGTCAGCATCCACTGCATGGACCTTCCTACAACAAAGGCAAGTGATGGATTTATTGGTTTACGAGATTTTCCGGGCATATTGAGAGAGTTATTTCAGGATTATGGATTTTACTACCATAGCAAAATCACGATTTGGAAAGATCCGGTGGTTGCTATGCAGCGAACGAAACATATCGGATTGTTGCACAAGCAGTTAAAAAAAGATAGCGCTATGAGCCGTCAGGGCATTGCTGATTACATCGTTACGATGAGGAAACCGGGAGAAAACAAAGAACCGATAACGCACACGAATGAATCATTTCCGGTAAGCAAATGGCAGGAATATGCATCGCCGGTATGGATGAACATCCGACAGAGCAACACTCTCAATCGTACATCAGCGAGGGAAGAACGAGACGAAAAGCATATATGCCCTTTGCAGTTAGATGTTATAGAGCGATGCATTGAACTGTGGACAAATCCAGGGGATACAGTGTTTACTCCATTCTTGGGTATCGGATCAGAAGCGTACCAGTCCATAAAGATGCACCGTAAGGCTGTAGGGATAGAATTGAAAGAATCATATTTTGAGCAGGCAGTGAAAAATTGTGAACGTGCTGCAAACGCAGAAGAACAGCTGGAGTTTTTATTTGAAGGTGATGAAGAATGACATACGAAGAATTTTTAAAGACTAAAGAATACACAATAGAACCATCTGGATTCACTGCAGAAAACCTCAATGAAAACCTATTTGACTATCAGCAAGCAATAACAAAATGGGCACTTAGAATTGGAAAAGCTGCATTATTTGAGGATACCGGGCTAGGCAAGACCATCCAGCAATTATCATGGGCGGATGCGGTTGCAAAACATACAGGAGGTACAGTGTTGATTCTTGCTCCCTTGGCGGTGTCAAAACAGACTGCACAGGAAGCTTCAAAGTTTGGAATTACTTGTAATCTGGCAGAAGGTCAGGAAGACATAAAACCAGGTATCAATATCACCAATTATGAGAAGATACATAAATTCGATACAGACAGCTTTTCCGGCGTTGTCCTAGATGAAAGTTCGATTTTGAAATCGTACGCAGGGAAAACAACAAAAGACCTGCAGGAACGTTTTGCTTACACACCATACAAATTATGCTGCACAGCAACACCAAGCCCTAACGATTATACCGAGATTGGGACTACAGCGGAGTTTCTCGGTGTCATGCCACGTAGCGAAATGTTAGCGACATTCTTCATCAACGATTCAATCAAGAAAAAAGGAAAGAATGATCGTATCGGGTGGCGCCTGAAACGTCATGCGGAAAAAGAGTTCTTCCGCTGGATGGCAACATGGAGCATGATGATCAAATCACCGGCAGACCTTGGATATAATGGAGAAAAATTTGTATTGCCGAAACTGCATGTAAAAGCAAACATATTAAAAAGTGAGCCAGATGCAGAGAGCTTATTTGTGGAGTATGCAGAAACGCTGCAAGAGAGGAGAGAAGCACGAAAACAAAGTCTTGATGAAAGAGTGGAAATGGCAAAGAATATCGCTCGGACAAAAGAGAATTGCTTGATATGGTGCGATTATAACAATGAGAGTACCGCATTGCATAAGGCTATACGTGAATCCGTGGAGGTAAAAGGATCTGATACGCCAGAACACAAAGAAAAAGCTATGATGGGATTTGCATCCGGAGACGTGAAGTATCTCGTAACGAAACCTTCCATCTGTGGATTTGGAATGAACTGGCAGAACTGCCATGACATGATATTCTGTGGATTGTCTGACAGCTACGAACAGTTTTATCAGGCAATACGCAGGTGCTATCGTTTTGGCCAAAAGCATGAAGTGAATGTGCATGTCATTATCTCAGAAAAAGAAATGAATGTATTAAATAATATCAAGCGAAAACAAGCAGATCATGACCGCATGAGTATTGAGATGGTAAAGGTCATGAGTGAAAGTGCAAAAGTGGAATTGTTTGGTCAACAACGTAAGAATACTGACTATATCCCGGAAATCGCTATGGAGGTGCCATCATGGTTTCCGTTTTAGAAAAACGAGAAAAATCTATAATCGCAGGTCATGCATTGGTCAAAGTGGAAGAAATATTGAAACAGTGTGGGCTTGAGAATGTGCTTGTGAACGTTGAATTGAACGGAGACAGGAAGGATTATGTTGTTTTAGACGAATTGAAAGATGCAATCAGATTGCTTCACAAAGGAAATTGAAGGAAAGAGCAGTGAAAAACATTTTATAAGTATGTGAAACAGATATATGACAAATCGGTACAACGAAGCAGCTCACCTGACGATCTTAACCGTTTGAAAATAAAGGAGGGAAGAAATGCGCTACAAAGTAACATGGACAATGTATTTTACAGATAGCAATATACCGGACACAATAGCTGTTGCCATCGTCGAAGCTGCAACAGTAAGCAAGGCACGCTATGCAGCATATAAACAGATGATACCGGATAGAGGATATCGATTTGAATGGTTTATCAACGAAACAGAAGTTGAAAAAATAGAAATGGAGAATGAACACATGATACATAAATTGAAAATCTTACCTCAATATTTTGAAGATAAGCTGCAAGGTATGAAAAAATGGGAAGTCCGGAAAAATGACCGTCCATTTAAAGCCGGAGACACTCTACAATTAGAAGAATGGAGCGAAAAAACAGGATATACCGGAAGGCTGCTGCAGGAATATATAAAGAAGATATATACGGAAGCACCAGGAATCAAAGAAGGATATATCATTATGAATACAGAATATATCTCAGCAAGTTATAAAACGAGAGGAGAGTGAAGGATCTTGAAAGTACATATTGAAAAAGATATTTACATCCCATCCGGCATCTATTGCACACAGTGCAGTAAAAAAAAGACAAATACCCAAGGAAACGCGTATTGCGATGAATTTGGAGACTGGCTTCATGCATCGAATGATGGCGCCGGCAGAATTGTGAAATGTGTAAGCTGTTTTAAAGCAATACAGCGGCAGATTACAGGAAAGAGATGTTGATATGCAGATAGATTTCAATGTCCCGGTACGCTGCCCTTTCTGCGGTGCTTGGGTGAATGATAAGTTTTCTATTACCATCCGTGAAGATACGACCAGGATGCTACAATGCCGCTGTGGAAAGAGCTTCTACGTACGCCGAGAGATTTCGGCTAAAGTAAAGCTGTATCCGGTGAATTATTTTGAAACGAACGGAAGATCGGGAGCTGGCTTCCGGATGGACCAGCAGAAAGGATATGAAGATGATCGTAAGAAAAGAACAAAGTAAAACGTTTTATAAGTATCTTAAGCTGATATATGACATATTAGCCGCAGAAACCAGTGGATACGCATTGTATATCCACGAAGGAAGGTTATACTTTACGACTTATGCAATGGGTGGAAAGCTGTCCATCAGCTGCTCTGGCGTAGAAGTATATGACGAATTATGCAAAGAGCCGGGAGCGTATGAGATACGTATGACGCCACACAAGGATTTTGAGATATCAAAACTGCCAGAGAGTAAAGTTACGGAGGACATGAAAAACATCTTTAAACATGCAACCATAGGGCTGGAAGAAAAGAATCATCTATGTGAGATCAATAGTAATTGTTCCAGCGTGATTGCAGATATCGCGAGAAAATCAAAATTGCGTATAAAGGACCGATATCTAAAGGTAATGAAAAAACTGCAGGACTTTGATGTAAGCATGAATAAGGATTTCATCATTTGTACAAAAGCAGAAGCAGTTGACAAAGAAAACCTGCAGGTAGTCCTCATCATGTACTTTTGGTGCGAGGATATTCAGGATGAATACGACCAGGACAAGCTGGGAATGGATTAGGAGGTGGAGCAGATGCTGATCAGGATAATAAAAGAGCTGCGTGACCTGCCGAAGCACAAGCGGCCGATGCAAGGAAAAGTATACGAAACACTGGACCAGATATCAGGGAGATATAATGCACAGGAAAATTGTCGTAAGATTATCATAGTAAATGGTCACAAGGTGTCTGTACATCGGGAAGAATATGAGCCGATACAAAAGATAAGAAGGAGAAAGAGTAATGGAGAAGGATAGAATAAAGCCATGTCCATTCTGTGATGGTAAGGTAAAAGTCATAAAGTCCCCTATCGGAGTAATTTTCTTTAAATGCGTAGAATGTGGATGTATTGTATCCTTTGACATGGAGAAATGCAACAAGCATCCGGAAAAAGCAATCGAAGCATTCAATAGAAGGGCGGTAGACAATGCCGAAAACAAGTTATAGGGACCGCCAACAGACGCGTCATATCAAATACAAAACAAAAGGCAAGAAACAAACACTGCCGATCAAGGATGAGAAAGAGCTGCATAGGATATCAAAATATTTACTTGTAAAGCGTGATCGTGCAAAGCAGAAAGGACAGCTGAGACGATACGAAACATATTATCGTAATTATATGCTGTTCATGGTTGCGATAAATGTGGGGTTTAGAACTGAAGATTTGCTGCAGCTGGAAGTTGGAGATATTACCGGCGGACATATGCATATCAAAGAAAACAAGACAGGTAAACAGCAGATATTTCCGTTGAACAAAAAGTTTGTGCAGGATGTCAAGAAATATGCTGACACACTCAGCTTGACAGAACATGAATATCTGTTCCCGTCGCAAAGAAAGGATGGTGTAATACGAGCAATCAGCCGCCAGCAGGCCGATCGCATCATGGACGATATAAAAAAAGAATGCAACATACCGTATAACTTCGCGATGCACAGCCTGCGTAAAACATTTGGCTACATGTACTATAAAAACGGCGGTAAACTGCTGACACTCCAAAAAATGTATAATCACAGTGATTCGTCAACGACACTGCTATATATCATGTGGGATGCAAATGATGTCCAAAAGACACGCCAGTCTATTTATATAGGAGGATAAAGAATGCCAAAAGAAGATGAATGGATATCGGTAAAAGAGGTGATGCCGATCTTTGCAGGATATGCAGTATTAGCAACATTAGAAAACATATATGGACAGCGAAGAGTAGAGAAGGTATTTACGGGATACGGATGTGGCAAGCAATGGTATTGCAATAATAAATGTATCGACATGGAAAAATGGAAAGTAATCGCATGGCAGGAGCTGCCGGAAACGTACAAAGGAGAGTAGAAAAGATGCTGAAAAAAATCAGATTATGGATAAAACAGCGGCGATGCAAACACGATTATCAGTGGTACGTAAAGCATGAAATGTTTGCGAATATCCAAGGTGAGGAAAGGTTCTGCGTTTGTAGCAAGTGTGGAAAAATAAAAGGGTCATATTTTGCACGATACGAAGGGAATGGTTTTAGGTAATGAAAAAATATAAAAAGCTATATGAAGATATCGAACTAACGTGTCTATGTACAGATACACACGAAGAAGCAGAAGAATATCTGAAACCATTAAGGTGGCGAAAAGTGAAGAAAAGCCTTTGTTTATAGGCTTATTCAAAGGAAAAACCGATCTTTATAATATGGGGTTATATTGATTGAAATACAGGGTAAAGGAGAGCGGAAAATGAACGAATATCAGGAATCACTGAACACGATTAAAAGATGCTGTGAGGAAAGAGATGGATGCTGCTGCTCAAGTGTAGAGAGACTACAGGAGCTGATTCATCATTGCGAAGCACTAGATAAACAGTTTGCTGATCAGCATAACACAGATGAGTTTCAGCATTTTAAATTGCATAGTGATAGCACATTAAAGTCGCTAAAAAAGGACGAGCTTATAAGCTATATTCATATGCTTTACCATAACTGGAGTGCAACGGATGAATCATATTATAATGTGATGGCATATGCTAAAAAACTACAGGATGGAAAGTAATCGCATGGCAGGAGCTGCCGGAAACGTACAAAGGAGAGCGGAAAGATGATGAATGAATATCAAGAGTTATATGAAGGCATCGAACTGATGTGCCTATGCACAGATACATACGAAGATGCGGAAGAATATCTGAAATCATTAAGAGAGTTAATTGAACATTACATAGTGTTGGAAGATGCATTCACAAGAGCATGCGAACATATCAAATATGAGAATGCAGAAGGAAAGATGGACGATACATCTGCATGTCCAAAATCCATATATGCCTTCACACCAAACCGCTGCAGGAAAGATAAATGCAGGATGTCAAACGAGAAGTGCTGGAAAGAGTGGTTTTTATACCTGGCAAAACAGAAAAATCGGAAATGAAAAAGTTTGCACATATTTTTTGATAAAGAACACCGTAAAATGAGCGTAAAGCCTTTATACATCAGCTAATACTTACATCATAAGGCACCTGAAAATACGTTACAGTTTTATAGTGTATGTAACATATTTAAAGAGGAGGAAACAAGGAAAATGACACTGGAAAAAGCACTGGAAATATCGCAAAACATCATCGTTGAGAAAACAACTTATCTCAATACACTGGAATACGAAGCCCAGCGGATGAAGGAAACGGATCTGCATGCTGCATCGATTGAAGCAGAATTGAAAAAGACCAGAGAAGAGATTGCGGCAATGGAGATTGTCAATGGAAGGCTGCAGGTATACAGGAATGTTGCACAACAGGAGGGAGTAAGACGATGAATTATGATGAATTTAGAGATTCTCATGATATGGAATTTCATGGGAAGCTATATAAGATAATGTTGAATCTATGCCAATATAGAGATAAGGAAACGAAAGTCAGCTGTATCAGAGCGGAGGTATACGATGAGGAGAGCGAGGGGCTGAGAACGATTTGCGCACCATGCACGGAATTTAAATTTCCGGAAAAGAAAGCTGCATGCAAAACATGCATCTATTACGCAAAAGGCTATTGCCATAAATTTGAAACTGCCATAAAAAAAGATGATGAAGCATGCGAATATTATGTTGAATGTGATGAATGATGTAATTACACCGGAAGATGCTGTGGAGGAAGTACGCAGAATGTCGGATCCGGTAGTATATGTGCGTGTGCCATTTGATGAAATGGTGCTGATCACACGAAAATCTGGGTATGTAGAATCATATGATGCGCTGCAGTTAACGAGAGAATGGCTACATACACCGGAAGATGTATTTATCCGGCAGTACGGTTTTAAATGGCAGCCGCCGGAAACATGCATAAAAACGGTATTGGGAAAGGAAAGTAAAAAGTGGAAAGATTAAGAATATTGTCAAGGAACATGTTTATCATGATATTTACAGTGATTTATATCTACTCATTGTATAAGGTTGTTAAGGACATTAAGTCATGGAACAAAGGCAGAGAGCAGCTGCCGCAACGGAAATTGGCATTGTCAACGCAGGCTATGGCTTTGCTCCATGCTGCATTTGCCGTGGCTGCTCTGGTAACCTGGTTTTTGTGGGCGTTTGAAATATAAGGAGGAACAACATGCTAAAAGTAACCGATAAGTATTACATTGACGCTGATGATAAATACTTTAACGTCGTGGAAAAAGCTGTAAATCATAAAACAGGAAAGATAACATCCTGGAATAGGGCAAGTTTTAAAAAAATACAGGATGCAGTTGCCGAAATCAGGGAGATTGTATTGCGGGACAAAATCATGAATAACGAAATTCTTACGCTTTCAGATTTACGTAGTACGGCATTGAATATTGATAAATTTATCGGTGATCAAATGTGGACAGAAGGAAGAAAATACGATGCATAAGGACGATAAACGGATAAAAAAAGCCGAGAAGCTGCTCTACTTATATCCACACACCGATACTTGTTATAAAAAGCTGCAAAAGGCTGTGGACAATATAAAAAGTGATAAGTATTACGATATCATTGATATGCGTTTCTTCCGGAAAATGAAATACAGGGAGATTGCAGAGGAATTAGGACTGGATGATAACACTGTGTATAAGCATAAACGTAGACTTGTGGAGCTAGTGGCAGATGTATTATATGCGGATGACATCGTAAAAGAAATCATGGAAGAAATCGAAGACGAAAAGCTATAA